CCAAATGTAGCATTATATCCTTTATAGTAACTATCATATTCAGTAATGTAATGTGTTTCTCTTTCATTTACTATATTATCCTTACATTCTTCTAATACTCTAAACTTAAAATTCTCTATTCCATACTTACGCAATGCACGTATAATAGGCATGGTATGTACTGAAGAGTTTCCAGTAAGTTTAGAATTAGCAATGTGTTCTTTCCATCTATCATAGGGATTATCTTTACTTGTCTTTCCGATGTAATGTTTTGAATTGATTTTGTTTGTAATTGAGTAAATGTATGCCATAAAATGAAGGAAAGGGGATGTATTTAAATATAGGTATGTATTATGTATAAAGTTTAGCGTAAAGATTGTTACGTTTCTTAAAAGGGTAGTATCCTTGAGTATCTTTTTTAAACACTCATTCTTTATGCAAGTTTAGCGAGCGTACCATGAACCGAGAGATTTGTCAAGTATCAGGATCGCTCAGAAATCTCAGGGGTTGCGGTTTTCGTATTTTCGTGGTATAATATTCTTATATTCGTGGGAGATCTCGACTAGATTTGTGCGTACATAATCTCGACTAGATCGCACCTGCAATATACACATATCATATATCATATATTATCTCGACTAGATACACCTGCAAGTATCATACATCATATTGCATACATATAATCTCGACTAGATATGCGAGCATATGTATACACATGCAACTAGATTCCTCTGCAAATATATACATTTCGTAACATATAACATTATACATACATATATACTACTGTACATCATGTCATGTGACACTATGCGTAGCGTCACACGTTGCATATTACGCACATTCGTGTTATAATCAATCTAGTTAATTCTTCTCAATTATGTATGATTACGATGCCGAATTCGTATGGGAATATGATTACTCATGTCATGATTACCTTGAAGAAAGTAATACTTTAGATGAAGATTACGCAAGAGATGATAACAACAATTATCAAGAACTTGCATACCGTCATTTTGCATAACCCATTATAATTCGTTTAAAAAAGTATAAACAATTCGTGTGCCAGTTGCGTAAGTGGTTCGTAACTGGAATTTTTGGTGTCTGGGTGCCAATTAAATAAGTGTCACACATTTCTCCCATTCGTGCCTAAAATCGATTATATTACATTTGTCCAACGGATTTCACCCTTTTATGAGATTACAATCTTCTGGAAATGGTTCGATGATTGTTGACTTCTATCCCACCAAATCTTGGATAGATGGTAACATTTTTGAAGACAAGTTTCTCAAGGTGCTAACATTTAGTGGCAAAACAATGAAAAAGAAAGTTGTTAGTCACGCTGAAATGATTGCAGAGATTAGTTCTTATCTTCTCCACAATTACACTGCAATTTCTAACAACACCCTTCCACAATTCATTCGTTCTTAAATGTCACAAACTGTACGTAACCTAAGTATCACTGAAGCAGAGGAAACTGTCCTCGTTGAAATGATACAATACTTCAACGATTTGGGTTGGATTAATGACACAAACGTTGATGAATATGAGTCACTATGTGAAAAGATCTGCGAACCCGCACCTTGGGAGTATGCGTGACAATTCACAAACTGGCACATAAGAACCCTACGGGGTTCTTTTTTCGTGTATATTAAAAGAGTACCAAAGGATTTTTACATGAGCACACTTGCAAATGAACAACTCTATGAAACATGCTTTGACGAATCATTTGACGAGTACATGCGTATCAGTGGTTTATCAGGTGATCAAATGAGCGATTGGATGAGAGTTAATCCGTTCGTTATTGAAAGAATAGAGGAAATGGCATGGGAAAAGTTTCAGTCCATGTGCCAGTAATCAAAGTGCACACTAAATCCCCCACAGTGGGGATTTTTTGTTATTATTAAAAAGTCAAACACATTTTCTATTATGTTCGTTGATCCACGGTATGAAGACGATGCAATCGCAGCACTCATGGAAGAGGCATTGTCGGATTCAGAACAGGACAAATTTGACATCGAAGCATACTTAGCAGGAGATCAAGACTATGCTTGATTATTCGTCATCTATGTATGCTGAAATTGAAAAATACGCAGCAGACCTGGAGATCACATGCGATTACTACCTATTAGAATTCGCTGATCTTACAATCCCTGACCCTGATTCTGATCCTAACTGGTAACTCCCATGAACACTACGATTCGTTATTCATTCCCAAATGATTGTAAATTTCGTTACATGTCATTCGCTACTTATGAACAGGCATTGAATTGTATAAACCTGTTTAGAAAGATCGAAGTCAAAGCGGAATTGAAAGTTTGAAACAAAACTTATTGTTTCAGTTTGTTACAAAAACCCCGTAAGGGGTTTTTTTATTGGTACAATAAGGGAGTACAAACGAAATTCGTTTTTTATGCCTGTTAAGTCACCTGCTGCAAATCCTACAAAAACACGTAAGACACGCACCCGTAAGACTTCAACCAAAAAACCAGTAGCACCACGTGTTACCGTCACCACATTCAAAGGTGGCAAAGTGGTTAAAAAGGAAACCACACTCAAACGCCCTTCAACCCGTAATCTCATCACACCTGAGAGACTCTTAAAGGACATTTCTACAAGATGGCAAATCCACCAGTACGAAATGCAAGAACTCAGAAGAGATTTCAAAAAGGGAATTGAATTCGTCAAACCCTACCATGCACAGGCAGTGAAAACAGTCAAAGCATGGACAGTCTAAGAACTGGCACACAAGACCCCCACAGGGGTCTTTTTTTATGTATACTTAAAGAGTACTAAAGGATTTCTCCCATGCGTAAAATTGAAAAGCAAATGAATTTTGCAATTTCAAATAAAGGCAACTGGTCTAATTCAAACACTACGGTAGAATACAACGATTCTACCAACTGCTCAACCGTCTTTTTACACGGTAATCGCATTGCTACTTACGATCATGCGTTACGTGCCTTAAAGATTTCGTCCTGTGGGTGGCAGTCAAACACTACTAAATCACGTTTGAATGCTATTCTCCAGGAAGTGAAACACGGTTGTCACGTTTTCCAAAAACAGTTTGAGTGGTTCGTTTCGTACCGTGATGACGTTAAAGATTTTTGGGATGGTATGATACTCGTAGATGCTGATCATTTAGAGATCGCATAGACCAGTTGAGAAACTGACACACTAAACCCCCAAACGGGGGTTTTTTCGTTTATACTAACAGTATGAAAAATTTACACATCGAACACCCCGAAGACTGCATCCTCACTGGAAACCTTTCCATTTTGGATGCGTTTTTTATGCCGTTTATTCTTTCGTTAAAGATTGACGGTGCTCCTGCAGTCGTTTGGGGTCGTAATCCTGCCACAGGCAATTTCTTTGTTGGGACTAAATCAGTGTTTAATAAAAGATTAATTAAGATAAACGAATCACATGACGATATTGATAAGAACCACAGTGGAATCGTTGCCACTATTTTACATTTTTGTTTTCGTTATTTGCCACATACAAATGATATAATTCAAGGTGATTTCATCGGGTTCGGTGATAGTTTCACTCGTGAATTTACCCCTAATACAATAACATATAAGTTCGTTAATTCTCCGTCGGAAAATATCATTATAGCACCCCACACATTGTATCATGCTGAAAGTGATTTAAGGGATGCAATTTCGTCTCCGTTGTTAACAACTTTAGAGGGTAATTCATTCTGTCGTTTTGTACAACCTAAAGCGTATATTCGTGATGGAATTAGTAAGATTAAAGGGGTCGTTAATTTCGCTAAGTCGTTATCAAAAACCGTTTCGTTCGTAAGTGATAAAGAAGCAACCGTAATTAAGCGTGAAGTTAACAAGTATATTCGTGAAGGGTTAGAGTTAGTTCCAGAGCGTATTTTAGACGGAAAATATACAAAACTGTTAGAACTCTATATGTTAACAATGCGTATCAAATTAGAGGTTCTTCGTTTATGTCGTAATAATGCGGATTTCGATTCGTTTATTGTTAACAACCGTATTGACGGGGAAGGTTATATTATGCACTCTAATTGCGGCGTATATAAGTTAATTAATAGAGAGGTATTTTCGCACTCCAATTTTACACTTAACTGCGTTAATCGTAGTTAACATATAGGGAATGTGTTTGCCCTTATAAAAGTTACACTAACCAAACCCCTAATTACATTGATTAAAATGTCAACTAATTTTGCTTATTTCCTTCTTGAAAATGCTAACAATGGCAATGAAATCCTTGCTGTCCTGGATGATATTGTAGAGGTTGAATATACAGCACTCTAATTGTTAACAACTGTTTGAAAATTGAATAACATATAAGGGGTCTAATATGACCCCTTTTTTTGTTAACATATAGACCCCTTATATACACCCCCTTATATGTTAACAACTATATGCCTAATATGCATGATATTATTATAAACAATTAAATGATAATATATGCACATATAATATAAACAATTATGCACATATTATATAATATTAAATATAAACAATTCATATACAATATTCATATTTTAAATATAAACAATTAAATCACATATTACACATGCTATATGTTAACAATTAATATGCAATATGCTCATATTAAATATAAACAATTCATGCACAATTTGCATATTTTAAATATAAACAATTTCCAGGTAATATGATTTAATTGTTAACATCGCAGTTGTTTAATTTATTTTATATTATTATTAAAAATCAACTACTACCCTAACCTACAAAGTGTTACGGAAGAGAGATATAAATTCCTTTCAATATAAAAAAATTTCCGAAAAAATTTTTAGTACTATATACCCACAGAAGAAGAAATGGAATCCCCCACCATGCAAAAAAAATTCGACCATGAAAAAACGACTGTAGAGATCGATCCAATTTCTGGGGAATATTATACAGTTATACCTGAATGGGTTATTCATGATATGAATTGGTACGAGGGATCCGAAATAAGTTTTGACATTGAATCCGATGAAGTTATTATCAGAGACACAGAAGATGAATAGACCCACTTATCACATATACTTAGAGGATAGGTGCTTATTTAAAGATTTGAATGAAATGGAGTTTGATATTATATGGGGAAGACTATATCATTCTTACTGGGACGGACTAACATATACCAAAGTAACCGAACCTGAGATGGTAGATGCATCTTATTGACATCTACTATATAAACTGATATAATTGACGTGTAATTACAAAACGTTATGGCTAAAGGATTTACGGTAAAAGCAAAAACGCCCGTTAAAGCACAATCCAAAGCACCAGAATGGGACTTTGATAAAGCGAGGGAAATGATAAAGGGTAAAAGCATTGTATTTTGCTTACCTGGAAGAAATGTTTCATATACTTTTTTAAAGAACTTTGTACAACTGTGTTTTGACATAGTACAGAATGGAGGAAAGATACAAATATCTCAAGACTATTCATCTATGGTTAATTTTGCAAGATGCAAATGCTTAGGTGCAAACGTACTTCGTGGTCCTGATCAAAAACCTTGGGATGGTAAATTACAATATGATTGGCAATTATGGATTGATAGTGATATTGTTTTCAATACTGAGAACTTTTATAAGTTAATTCTTATGGATAAGGATATTGCATCTGGTTGGTACTGTACAG